CTATTCCGCGCCATTCGAAAGGAAGCGGCGAAGCCCGTTCCCTTCGTCGGCCTGGTCCGACTTCTCTTCATCCCAAGTCTTGATCCACTCGCCATCGGTGCCGCCGAGGGCGCGGTAAACCTCTTGTGCCTGGCGGACCATCAGCTTGCGAAGATGCTCGTCGGTGATGCCGACGCTTCGGCGGGCCGCATCCGTCCCTTCGAGCTTTGGCGGCCACACGGTGAGACCTTGGCGGGCGGTACGAACGAAGGCGCACCCGGCCAGCGCCAATCCGTTCGCCTGGCAATCGAAGAACGCCAGTATAGTGTTCCCGCCCTTGTTCGGCTTCGGCTGTGAAACTCGGCTCAATCCGGTGATGCTGACTTCGTGCATGGTCTTGCTCCTTTAGATGAAGAGGAATCCGCCTTCTCGGCTCTCATAGGGTGAGGGTGTCACTTCGTTCGCGATGACGCGGCCAACGGCCATTGCGGCGGCAACAGCACCGTCGATCCGCCCCCGCGCCCGTTCCTTAGTGAACTTCTCGTTTTCCGCCGCGTCTTTGTCGGCCACCACATTGCCGAAGCACATGCGCAAGAGCGGATTGCCACCGTGCCGGAAATGGCCGGTGAGGATCGCCCGCTTCAGCTCTTTGACGGGTGCGGCCATGCTGGCGAAGCCCTGGCCGAATTGATTGATGGTGAAGCCCTCTTCCTGAAGGGCAGTGTTCACCGCCGTCGAGTTCCAACGGTCGATCGCGATTTCCTGCACACCGTATTTTTCGCCAAGGGCGATGACGTGATCCACGATCGCGCTATGGTCCACCACGTTGCCGGGCGTGAGGGTAAGGAAGCCCTCGGCGGCCCAGCGCATATAGTCGGCACGATCCTTTTCGCCCTTCGTGGCGATGTTAGCTTCCGGCAGGAAGAACATGGGCAGCACGTCATATCGGCGGCTTTCGCCATCGCCTTCAGGGAAGGCCGCCACCACCGCCGTCAAATCTTCCACGCTGGAAAGATCGATCCCGATCCAGCATGGCCGCCCGGTCAGCTCTTCAACTGGCGTCATCGCCTCGGCGGCATCATAGACTTCGAGCGCAAGCCACGGGTTCGCCGATCCTTCTTGCCATTGGTTGAGGTGGAAGCGCCGGAAGTCGGCAATCTCGGCGGGGAAGTGTTCGATGCGCCGCGCCTTAATCCGCAGCTCTTCGAGCGAGCAGAAACCGGCATCGATCGCGGGATTTGCAGCGTGCCACGCGGCTTCGTCGCGCCAGTCCGCTTCAGGCTCGGCAGCGAAGATGATCGGTGCGAATGTCGGGTCTTCGATCTCGCCTGTCGCCACCTTGTGCGAGTAATTCCACAGATCCCATGCAAGCCCGCCTTGGCCGTCGCCAGCGGTGGAAATGATGACGGTGAGCGGGTGCGAACGCTTCACCATCGAATCCGTGACGGTCTTGAAGAGCTTCCGGCCTTCGCCGGTCGGCCAAGCGTGGATTTCATCGGCCAGGAAGAACGACACGTTCAAGCCGTGCTTCGAATAGGCTTCTGACGAAATGGCTTTCAGGGTGCTCTTTGTTTTCGGATGCCCCAGCGACTTCCGGCTTTCCACCGCGCGCACCCGGCTCGCAAGCGTGTCATCCTGAAGAACGAATTGATGGGCCGAGTTGAAGGCAATGCCCGCGTTTTCGCGATCGGCAGCAGCCATAACCACCTGGCCGCCCGCTTCGGCTTCCGGGCCGAGGAAATGCGCAAGGCCGAGGGCAGCGGCCAGCGTGGTCTTCGCATTGCCGCGAGGAATCCAGATGCAGGCCATGCGCACCACGCGGCTGCCGTCATCATTCGACGGGCCGTAGATGCGGCGGATCACGGCTTCCTGAAAGGCATTAAGGTGGAATGGCTGCCCGGCGAAATCACCTTCCCAAAGCTGAAGGCGGCGCACGAAACGGCAGATGCGATCGGCCCGGCCTATCGGGTCGTCATATAGCGCCGGGTCAGGCGAGAAGATCGGCGTCCCAATTGTCATTCGACATTCCTTCGTCTTTGCCCTTCGAGCCTCGGCGGTGGGGGGTTAACCCCAACTCGGCGGCCAGTAGGCGGGCTTCGCGCATCGCGGCGCTTTGCATTCGAAACGCCGGGTGCGGCTTCGGGCCGTTCTCGGTCGTCACCATGCGACCTTCGCGGCCCATGATCTCTTCGGTTTCGCGGACCATACCCACGGCCACGCAATAGCTTTCGAGGGTCGCCAGGGTGTCGGCGAACAACAGATTCCGGTTGTGAAGTTGCGGGGCTGCCCGCTTCCATTCAGCCTTCGCCTGGGAAGTCAGCCACGAAGGCGCGGACGGGCATTTGCCGCGCACGGTGCCGCCATCGATGACGGTGAGCTTCGGCTTCCGTCCCTTCATCCTAAAAACTCCCATTTTCGGCGAGATTGCGCGCGAGATGGGGGCGTCGGTCCCGGCGGGTTTGGTCAAAATTCAAAACCTCCCCCTCCCATATTGATCGGCCTGCCGAACGCGCCTTCGGTCGCCACGGCCTTCCGGCTGTTGCAACGGCGGTTCATCGGCTGCCAGTTCGATCGGTCCCAGAAGAGGCGCATATCGCCCTTATGAGCGGTGCGGTGATCCACCATGTCGGCGACCTGGCCGCAGCCACAGGCGCACAAGCGGTTCTCCGGCAATGCGAGGAAGGCTTTGCTTTCCCGCTGCCACTTGCTGTCATAGCCACGGGCGCGGGCAGACGGGCGGCGCTCATCGGCGGCAGCCTTGGCCTTCGAGGCGCAGAGCGGGCAGCGTCTATCGGTGAACGGCGGATGCCCAGCAGGACAATGCTTCGGCGGCGACCACGGCATATCGTCACCCGCTCGTTATGGTGTGCAGTTCTAGCCCTTCTTTCCGGCCCAGCTCCCGCACTTCCTGAATGTTGTGATCGCGCCCGCCATACTTGACGGTATCCAGAACGGTGATGCCGTCGATCCATCGCAGGCGGAAGACAACCATCCGCGAAGATTGAATGCCGCCAGCGGCGAAGAACTCCCGGCCCGACTGTTGCGAGACATGCGCCCAAACTTCGTATTCGGTCGGGTCGCCATAGATCGGTGAACCGAACGGATCATAGTCGATGATCTCGCCCGGTTGGCTCACGATGATGCGCCGATCCATGTCACCCGCGCGCATGGTCAGAAGCTCCACGTCTTATGATCGCGCACGAAGTCTTCAGCGCCATCGGGTGTTTCGGTGATGAAGCCCGATCCGATCACCACGCTTTCGCGGTGCTCGAAGAGGTGGCCGACGCGCATCTTGATCGCAGCGCGGATCGGCTCGGGAATGTCTTCAGGATCGTCGCCGAAGCCTGCCGTGAAGGTGATCGTCACCGCTTCCGGCACATTGCGGATTGTCGGCCAGCTCTTGCCATAGGCCGGGCGCACCTTCGCACCTTCCACGGTGCCAAGGGCGAACGCCTGGTATTCGGTCGGGGCAAGGGTTTGGGTGATGCCATCGGGATCGACATAGGTGATTGCGTCGATCGACTGGCATGGCGGCAGCGGGATCGCGATTTCGCTGGCGAAGCGGTCGAGGGTGAGATTCCACGTTTGCGTCACAAGGCAGCGGCCAAGCGAGCCGTCGCGCCCATCGAGGCGTTGCGTGGCGGCCTTGATGAAATCGGCGATGCGGGCGTCTTCGTCATTGAAGTCAACGTGAATGTGCTCCTTCACCTCTTCCAAGGTGACGGGATCGTTCACGGGTGCTGTCTCCAAGATCAGGGGCATCGCTCGCAACCTCTCGATTGAAGGTGCAAGCCCGGCCAGCCGAAGCCAGCCGGGCAAGCAAGATCAGGCAACGGGGCGCTGGTGCGCATGGCCCTTGATCACCACCGCGCCGGCAGCGATCGAGGTGCCACCGTTCTTCGTCAGGACGGTGCGCAGGTAACGCTTGTTTCCGATGTAGCCGACCTTCACCACCGAAGCGGCTTCGAGGCTGGCCGGGAAGGTTCCGACAAGATCGGCGGCAGCCACGTCAGCGAAGTCGCCGCTGGTCGTGGTGTCGCTCTCCTGAAGCTTGGCGGTGAAGTCGCCAGCCGACACGATCGCGCCGGTATTGATGACAACCGCCGCGCTCTCGAAGCCCTGAAGGTCGATCGGATCGGAAGTGTTCGTAGCGGAAAGCACGGCAGGCGCGACGGCCTGCACGGCTCCGAGGTTGTTTGCGAGGTCACGCATGGTCATTGCTCCTTACGAGGCTGCGCAGCGAAGCTTGCGAAGCGCCTCGGCGAGCACCACACCACCACCGACACGGCGGCGGGCATGGAACCGGACAAGGCCGTTCGTGGCCTGGCTGTAGGGGTCGCGCATCACCGAAAGCGCCACGTGATCGTAGATGCGATAGGCACGGGCGAAGTCGCCGAAGGCGATCGGCTCGGCTCCCGCGCCAACATCGTCCATGTCAGGCGCTTCGATGACGGGGCGGCCAAGGATCGTTTCGGGCTGCCCGGCCTGATAGGACGGCTGCCAGAGGAAATTGCCCTGGCCGTCCTTCAGCTTGCGGATAGCCGCCAGTGTGTTCCCGTTCATCATCCACGCACCGGCATTCCGATAGAAGGCGGGCATGGCATACATGAGCGTGATCAGCGTATCGGCGGGCGCGGTGCCGAGGGTCGAAGCGTTGCCGGTCGGGGTGTAGGCAACCGCGTCGTCGGTCATGAAACCCACGGGCTTCTTGACGCCATTGCCCGCGACAAGCGCGCTGCCTTCGAGGCGACCGAACTCTTCGGCCAGATCAAAAGCAACTTCGGATTCCACGTTGACGGCGGCATCTTCGAGAAGACGAAGCGACACGTCCACGTAGCAGGCCATTTCGTGAACCGGGATTTCCACCTGGCCGTAGGTCGATCCCGTTTCCGGGCGGTTCTCGGTTTCGCCAACCCACGAAGCCGTAGGCTTGCCAGTGCGCTTCGGCAGGATCACCGCGCCGGAAGAGGTCGCGCCGACCTTGGCGGCCTGGCGAACCGGCGACACTTCCACGATGCCCTTGATCACCTGGGCAACGAAATCGTCGGGTGCGAGATAGCCGCCCGCCGTGTCATCGGCCACGCGAAGCGACTTCACCTCATCGGCAGGAAGAGCTTCGCGACCATGACGAAGGAAGCCGACGAAAGCCTTCGCTTCGACCTTCTCCGGTGCGGTCTTCGTCTCAACCGACGCGCCAGGGCGATTCAGCTTCTGTTCGATGCGCTCGGCGGACTTGGCGACGTTGCCGACGCTTTCTTCCACCGACTTCAGCCGGGTATCGATCCCGGCCACATTCTCTTCGAGGGCGGCAACGCGGGTCTCCACGTCATCACCTTCGGTTCCCGCTTCAGGCGCGGGCGCCTTCTTCTCAACAGCCATGATCAGGCTCCTTTTGATAGCCGCGCCCATCGCGGCAGGGTTTCCGGCTTGCGCCGTCTTCACGCTGGTCACGCGCGCCCGCGTCGCGGCGGGCACGGAGACAAGCGAGATTTCGATAAGTTCGAGGTCTTGCAGGGTGCGGCCCCCACCGGCCCGACGCTCGGACGCGCGGGTGCGGAAGCCGATCGAAAGGCCATTGAACGCGCCGCTTTTGAGCAGCGCATAGGCTTCCTGGCCGCGTCGGGTTTCGAGGATCAGGCGGCCCGTGACGGCAAGGCCGGTCGCGTCTTCGCGAAGCTCAAGCCAGACGCCAATCGGTTCGGAAGGATCGTGCTGCCACAACATTAGCGGCGTGGTGCCAGCCGCCTTGTGTTCGGCCAGGCTCTTCGCGAACGCGCCCTTTTCGATCACGTCGCCATAGCTGTCCGGCTCACCGTCGAACACACTGGCGTAGCCGGTGAGAATCCCGGCTTCGTCGGTTGCGAACTTGACTTCAATATCAACGCGATCCATTGCCGCCCCCTGCCGCATTGGCGTCTTCGGTGTTCATCGGCAGACGGAATTGATCGCCACCGGCATAGGGCGCGCGGTTCTCGGCAGCTCGCACTTCGTTCGGCGAAAGCAAACCGTTGGTGACGGCCTTGGCATAGGCGTCGAACCGGGCGGCCAAATCGGCGCGGGCAAGATCGTCGGTGAGAAATTCGGCGTAGTATTCCGGGCGCTCTTCCGGAGTGAGAAGGGCGCGGCGGATGCCGCCTTCCCAGGACTTCAGCCACGGCAACAGGGTCAGCGAAAGGAATTGCTGCCCCATGCTTTCGGCGTTGTTATGCGTGGCCCGTTCAAGCTCCTGAAGCAGATGAAGCGGAATGCGGAAGCCGCGCGCGATCTCGGCGACCTGGTGGCGGCGCAATTCGAGGAACTGAAGATCGACGCTGGTGAATTGCAGCGCCTCGAAATCCATCCCGTCTTCAAGGATCAAGGTCTTGCCGCCATTCGAGCCGCCAGCATGGGCGGCGTTGAAGCTTTCGCGAAGCCGCTTCAGGGCTTCCGGGCCGAGGGTCTTGCCGTATTTGAAGACGCCACCGGGCCGCGCGCCGGAACTGAAGATGCGCGCGCCGTGCTCTTCCATTGCCAGCGCCAGGCCGATCGCTTCCTTCATCTGCGTGATCGGCGACATGCCGACATGCGGCGAAGTGCCGAGTGCCTTCAGGTGGAAGATTTCGGTGCGGTCATAGACGCGCTGGCCGCCGTCGCCGGACGAAACCTTATAGGAAGGCTCCATCGTGACAGGATCGACTTCCACGGTGACGCATGGCGACGGGATCGGGATAAGCTCGGCGATCTTGCCGCCCGTCCGATTGATGAAGGCGAACGCATTGCCGTGAAGGCAAAGCGCGGTCTGCATGAAAAGCCGGAACTCGAAGGCAGAAGTCCATTCGTTCGCCTGGCCGTGCAACAGCTCGGCAAGCGGGTGATCGGTGGCGCGCTCTTTGCCGCCATCGGACTTCCGGCGATGAAGATGAAGGGGCAGTTGCGCGACCGATTCAGCGATCACCTTCACCGACGCATAGACGGTCGGGCAGCGCATTGCGGTTTCGGGCGTGACGGCCACACCGGACGCGGACGGCGTTGCACCGAACAAAGCAATAAGCTCCGGCGAAGGGTCCGCCAGAGTTGTCTTCGTTTCCAGTCCGATCAGTTTCTTGAAGCCCTCGAACATCATCACCCGCGCACAAGTTGCCGGATCAAGATCGGGGCGAAGGTCCAGTATTCAAAGCAAAAACGGCCCTGAAGGCCGTCTTAGAAGTGCTCGAAAAGGCGAGGAAATTCAGGCATTTGACGGGGCTTTACGCTGCCCTTGCCCGGTCGCCGAAGACTTCCTTCCAAGCAAGGGCTTCGGCTTCGTGGCGGGGCAATACGCCGTCATATTCCATGATCGCGGCGCGCTCTTCGTAGGCGTCGAGAAGGTCGCTTTCGTGCGTCTCATCGTCAATTCGTGGTGCTACAGGTGCTACAGGTGCTACAACGTTGATATTACTAGTTAATTCCTGTAGCACCTTGGCGGGTGCTACGGTGCTACAGGTGCTACAGGCCGGTGCTACAGCGCCGACACGGCTGGCAAAGGCGGTGAACCGGGCAAGATTAGGCATGGGCGGCCTCCCTTGCATCGTCACCGAGGATGCCGGACGTAACCACGTAGCACCGGATCGCCGAAGGGAAGCCGGGCACACGCTGGTTATTCTGGAGCTTGCCCCCGCTGCCGGGCTTCAGCATCCCGCGCCCGGCCAACGTCTTCGCAACCATCACCGCGTCAAGCCCAGCGCACACTTCGCCGCGCCAGACTTCGGGCAGGACGATATATTCAATGCTTCCCTCATCATCGCGACGGCGGAAGCCCGCCCGGTTCTGAATGCGCGTGTCGATCGGTGCACCCATGTTGTCGGTCGGGGCAAGGCTGCCCATAGGCTCGAAGCGGGACGTGCCGTGCAACTCGATAAAGCGGCGGACGGCGGACAAGGCTTCGCGCTCTTCAGCCGGTTCGATCCCGCCGCGCGTGTCGAGCCAATCGCGGAAGCACTTTGCCGCTGCCCTGGTCGCTTCGCCCGGCTGCCAAGGCAGCACACCGAAGGCCGTCGCCATTTCACCACCGGCAGCCACAAGAGCGAAGCGCGCCACAACGCGGCTCACCTGTCCATCGGCATTCGGCGGGCAGTTCTCGGCGACAAACTCATTCTGGAAGCCGCTCACCACGGGCGCGATGCCGTCGAAGTCGCGGGTCAGACGGTCAAGATAGGCATGGGAAGCGTGGCCGAAATGTTCACCGGCTGCCGCCTTCAGGTGGCGGGCGAAGGCGTCGGCGGACGGGAAGCCATGAAGGGTTTCGAAGATACCCATGCCCGCGCCCGCATCTGCGGGAATATCCACGATGCGAACTTCCTGCCCGGCTGCCGCTCGGCGGCCCCTGCCATCCTCGGCGATCTTGTCGGCAAGGCCGATCTCGCCCGTCGAAAGGAAGAGGGTGCGCCACCGGGCGGCCCGGCGCGCTTCACCGCTTCGCCCGGCGCGGGTCTTGCCTTGGCCGTTCGCCAGCATATAGGCGACCTGGCCGACTTCCCGGCTATCGCACTGGCCCATTTCATCGAGCAGCAAGAGCGTGTCGCAGTGCATCAGCGCCACCGATTCCAGCCCGTTCGAAGTCGCGCGCCAGGTGCGGGGAAAGTCGCGCCCGCCCCATATCGATCCGGCGACCTGAAGCGCCGTGGTCTTTCCGATCGAAGAGCCACCGCGAAAATGGAAGCCACCGGATTCCGCCTCGGCGGGCAGCAAGAGCGGCCCGGCAAACGCGGCGCTCATCGCGAACGCCAGCCGCGAATTGCCAACGGCATATCGGGCAAGTCCCTCTTGCCATCCCGCCAGCTCACCGCCGACGCGGTAGGGATCATCGGCCAGGCCGTCGCTTTGGTAGATGATGCGTTCGGCCAT